GTCTTGCAAATCCAAATGTGCAAATCAATGTCAATCAAGAATTCTTAGATAAAGAAGATTTGATTCGTTGGTTGAATGGTAACGATATCAATCTTTATTGGTATTCAACATCAAGCGTATATGGTGTAAGCAGTTCTTTAGACAGAGCATTAGCATCACGCAAACCATTTGGTGTGAATGATTCTAGCTTCTTAAAGCACATGCGTAGAGACTTCAACGACTTGACTAAAACGTCAATCAAAGATATCATTGCCGCTGGCGCTGAACCACTAAATGAATTCTACGACAAGTGGAATGCAGAAACTGTCTTATCATTCTATGAACGAATCGTGGATGAAACTTGACATTGTATTGCAAGGTGAATGTACAGACTTCACCAAAACAATCATTGCAGAATATAGAAAACTTCCATTCGTAGAAAACATTATACTTTCTACATACGAAAACTCGCACATACCAGATGACGTAAACGTTATCTTCAACGAACTAGTCTCGCCTAGAGGACTAGGCAATCGTAATCTTCAAATCAATACATCAAAGAACGGATTGTCATTAGTGCAAAGTAAATATTGCATTAAGATGAGAACAGACCAACTCATTAGAGACATGCCGTTGATGTATGAGTATTGGAAGAACGATAAGCGAGAAGATGGTAAAGTATTTGTTATGGGAATGTACAAAGCGTTTCCATATCATCCAAGAGACCATGTGTTTTGGGGTAGAACAGAAGATGTAGTCAAAGTGTTTGATATTCCGTTCGATATCGAAAGAGGCTCAAATCAAGATTATACATATAACACAAGAGCAGAAACTTACATTGGACAGTATTACTATGCGAGATTTGATTCATCTATATGGGAACATATAAACGATCCACTCACGTTCTTAGTTGATAGTGCAATACGAAGAAATGAAGCACTTGAAAAAGATTATAAACTTAGAGATAGAGTTTTCGTTCCTTTTCCTAGAGTCAGCATGTCATGGCCTAAGCACGGATTGAACGAATATCACTATCACATTGGTAAAGCATATACTGAGTATTGGGCGAATTGAAATGATTAAACTTATTCTTCTAGACATTGATGGTGTGATGACAGATGGTAGAAAATACTATGACAAAGAAGGCACCGTTAGACTTAAAACATTTTGCGATAAAGACTGGACTGCAATCAAGCGATTTCGTGCGTTAGGCATTGAAGTTGCTTTTCTTTCTGGTGATGGCTTTAACGCAAACATTGCAAACAATCGAAACTTACCATTCTATCTAAACAGAAGCAATGGTACACACACAGACAAAGTAGATTTCTTAGATGAGATATGTAGCGACTTTAGTGTAATTCCTGACGAAGTTGTTTATGTTGGTGATGATATCTTTGATGTACGAATTGCAAGCGCAGTTGGACTTGCATTTTGTCCTAGCGATGCAACAGTTGAAATGATAAACGTTTGTTCAATGTTAACACAACGTGCTGGTGAGAATGTTGTTATGGCTCTATTTGAAGAATTGCAATCAAGAGAATTGCTTCCTAATTTTTATTTTGATGAACACTTAGATGAAGTATATACGCTAGATGAAAAGGAAAAATTTTAATGTATGATATAGCATTGTATGGGCACTTAGTATTTGATACGATAAAAGAAAACCCAAAAACAAAACATGATATTGGTGGTATTGTAAACGTTTGGCGTGCATTGAAAAACATGGACCCAACGTTAAATATTTACGTTTGCCCATCTAATATTGGAACATCGACTATCACAATCGATAAAGATAATAGTCAGAGAACAAGCGAATCTAAATTAAATGCGCTTGGTGTTGACGTTAGAATTGAACCAGCATTGATTAGTCACATTGCTTATATCAATGAGATTGACGATTTGAGTTTTCTAAAAGGTATAACAGGACTAATCTTTGCCGATATCTGTTCTGGCAGAGAGATAAACAAAGAAGCGTATAAGTATTTGAACTATATCTTTGTCTCTGAAGAAGACAAGCATTTGTTGAGAGATGTTGAAGAATTCAAAGGTACAGTCATTACGCATTCACCCATGACAAGCTATAATAGCAAAGGTGAAACGTTCAGCATAGGCGAAGAACAATATATAAAAGGTGCAAACGTATTGGGTGCAGGTGACTTCTATGCCGCTTGCTTTATGTACGGAAAGTTGAACACACGATTAGATTTTGAGTGTATGAAGCTATCGCATAATTTAACAACAAATCATTTAAAAGAAAAAGTATGAAGACAAACGTATTGGTGCCTATGGCAGGCTTAGGTAGCCGCTTTCTGAAAGAAGGCTTTACTGTACCTAAACAATTGATTAACATCAAAGACAAACAGTTGATTGATATCTCGCTTGATTGCCTAGATACGACAGACTGTAACTTAATTTTCATCATTCGTGACGAACACGTATACAATTTCAGAATGGATGAAATTCTACGCATGAAGTTTGGTGATGACATTAAAGTTGTTGTGTTAGATCATTTGACTAGAGGTTCAGTTGAAAGTTGTTTGTATGCATCTGAGTATATCGACAATGACGCACCGCTTGTTATTCATACGTTAGACATTGAGTTTGCACCAGTGTTTGATCCTAAGATTGTTGGCAGTCTTTTAGCTGATGGTGTTTTGTTAACATTCAAATCAAATAGCGCAAACTACAGCTATGCTAAGTGTGACGATGAGAACTATGTAACTGAAACTGCTGAGAAGAAAGCAATTAGTTCCGATGCATGTGTTGGCATCTACGGATTCAAACGTGGTTCTGATTTCTGCAAGTATGCAAAGAAAATGATTGCCGATGACATTCGCACTAACAACGAATTCTATATTGCACCTCTGTACAATCTGCTGATTAAAAATGGACTTAAAATCATTACACATCCAGTAGACAAGATGCATGTATTTGGAACACCAGATGAGTTTAACTTCTATAAAAAGAATGTTGTCAAACGTTTTGGTGATAAGCCATTTGCACTATGCTGTGACCATTCTGGATATGAAGCAAAAGAATTGTTCAAGTCTGTATTAAAAGGACTTGGTAAAAAGTATATCGACTATGGTACAGTTGTCAATCGTGATTGCAATTACAAAGACTTTATCAGCCAAGCAGTTAAGGGTATTGAAGATGGTGATTGTGACTATGCGTTTAGTTTCTGTAGAACAGGACAAGGCGTCAACATGTGCGCCAACAAATACAAAGGGATTCGTTCTGCACTAATCTATGATAACAATGCAATGGAAATGGCGGTGCGTCATAACTGTGCAAACTTCTTTGCTATTCCAGCAATGAATGCAAACCTAGAGAATCTACACGAATATGTAAGACTAGGATATCAACATACGTTCGATGGTGGTAGACACCAGTTGAGAATTCAGGAACTTGAATGAATGTATCGAACATAAATGATTATGTAAAAGGATGGTTTGTCGGTGACTTCAATCCATCTTTGTTTAAAAATCCATTCTTTGAGATTGGGCATCATAAACATAAAAAAGGTGAGGAAACATTTCCACACTTTCATAAGGTTACAACAGAACTGAATTACATCGTCCGAGGAGAACTCATTGCGTCAGGTAATCACCTCAAAGAAGGTGATATGTGGACGTATGAGAAAAACGAAGTTTCTGCTGTAGAATTTTTAACTGACGTTGAATTGATAGTGATTCGATGGCCTAGCATACCGAGTGACAAATATGAAGCTAATTGCACATAGAGGATTGATGTTTGGTTCTGACAAGACAAACGAAAATGCACCATATCAAATTGAATCTGCATTAGATAAAGGCTTTGATGCTGAGATTGATTTGAGAATCGTCAATGACAAATTCTTTTTAGGGCATGATGAACCAACGTATGAAATTGATCCTGAGTTTCTACACAAAAAAGGACTATGGATTCATGCTAAGAACTGGGAAGCATTAGAGTGGCTCTCAGATACACAGTTGAATTACTTTTGGCATGATAAAGATTCATATACACTAACTAGCCATGGTATAGTGTGGGCATACCCAAATCAACCTCTAATGGCAAAGAGTGTTTGTCTTATGCCAGAGAATCAAGGAATTAGTTTAGAATACGCATTTAATCTGCCGATCTATGGCATATGTTCTGATTACGTAGGGGCTATTGACTATTTCAGAAAAAGATAGTATAATTCAAGTATACTAAATAAAAGACCCACTAAAAAAATTGTGGGCACAATAAGGAAAGGAAAAATATGAAAGCACTTTTAACGGCTGTAGTATTTGTATTGGCTTTATTTTCAACGCATACAATGGCAGTCAATCTGCCAACACTAAAGGAAATATCAGAATCATCATCAGCACCAAAAAATTCTAGTAAATCAGACCTTTACTGGATGGCAATGAATATCTATCACGAAGCTGGCAATCAACCGCTTATTGGAAAGATTGCAGTTGGCATCGTAACTATGAATAGACTGAATGATAAAAGATATCCAAAAAACATTCGTGATGTAGTAACTGATCCATATCAGTTTTCTTGGTACAATAGCAAAAGCGCAAACACTCCGCCACCAAGCAACAATCGATGGAAAGAATCATACGAAGTAGCTAAAATGTTATTGACAAAAGCAATAAGTAGTGATATAATTAAACTCTTAGAGGGTGCAACACACTTTCATGCAACAAGTGTTAAGCCAGATTGGATTAACAAAGTGCATAAGGTTGCACAAATCGAAGGACATATTTTTTATCGGTTACCATAGGACTTACAATATGAATATTATGAAGAAAAGAATTGAAATGAAGACGTATCAACGTAGAGGTGGTTATCCTCCAGGCTACTATGCGTCTGAGGCTGAAGTAAGTAATCCTAAGTTTCGTTCTGCTAAACCAGCAGTCACTCTAACACAATTTGGACATTTCAGAAATGGTCGAATCACCTCAGTACGATTCTATGAATCTTAAAATCTTAACTCAAAAAGAATTTGAGGCTGAGATTAAACAGATTCAAGTTAAGAAGTATCCAATCACAATGATTGATGCTATTCTTGAATACTGCACAATCAAAAACGTTGAAGTTGAGACTGCGGCATCTTTAATTACACCTCGCATGAAGTCTGCTATTGAGGGCGAAGCGATGAAGTTAAAAATGATTGCACCGAAAGCTAGATTACCTATTGAATCATTATGATTATAATCGATGATGAAGGTATAGATTTAAAGTCAATTGATGATATCGATAAAAATATCATTTATAATTCAAACTTTCCGCTTTATGTGCAAAGTGCAACATCACCAAAATTTAAATTTTTATCTCATGTGATGTTACATAGGCAAACTTTACAACAAAGTTCTCCAATATTTCCTTTTTTTAAAGAAATTTTAGAAAAATTTTGTGAAAAACATAAAATTGATTTGAACAAAATTACTAGAGCATGTATAAATGTAACATATGAAACTAGTTTATTTGAATTTGGCGAACCACATATTGATAATTCTGATGAGCATAAAGTCGCAATATTTTATTTGAATGATGTTGATTGTGATAGCAATCATAATAACACTATTATTTTTGAAAATCAATATGATGGAACACAACCATCAACAATTTTAATTGATGGTCCCGACTCTTATGCAGAGATAAAAAATAAATTTAAGATAAAGCAAGAAGTTAAATCAAAAGTTGGAAGAGTTTTATGTTTTGATGGCAAATACTATCATACCATTAGATTTCCAAAATCTAATCAACTTAGATATGTTGCAGTTTTTAATTTTATTTGAAAGAATTGATATGTCACATGAAGATTGCGAAAACCAATGAAGATGGATGCTATAGACGCATACAAAGTTTACTTGGGAATTAAAAATCATTTTACGTTAGATAGCTACGACTGGTTCAAGTATAACAAGAAAGTCAATGTCACATACGATTCTTTTTTGAAACGTAAAGACAAAATCTTTTTTGCTAAACTTGGCAATCGTAAAGATGCT